ACCGTTTTTACAACTTTTGCGTCTTTTAATACGTTAGTTGCAAATGTACCTTGAAATAATGTCTCAAGCCAAGTGTCGTAATTCCCATAAATAAATGTTCCACTCATTGTTCCAGAAACATCTAATCCTGATACTCCTGTTCCAGCCCTTGCACCGCCAGCGGCTAGAGTTTTACTTTCGTAAATATTCGGAGTTGCGTTTATTAATATTGGAACATCACTCGTAACAAACGATGGTGATGAAGGTGTAGTTCCAGCGGTGCTTTCGGCCACATAAGCCGATCTAAGCTGGTTTGATGCTGAGCCTGTCATATTGGCCTCCTATTGATATGAATAGCGCACGAATGGCGCGGTTATGGTTGCTATGTTAAAAGGTATATCAGAAATTGTCCCAGAAATATATGGGTGTTGATTAACAGGACTAAATCTTATAAATTCATTAGTTGATGCTACATTACCAGCATTATCTAATCGTTTATTAAAAAACAGACCCATCAAAGTTTCCGCATAACCACGCCAAGTGGCTGAACCTTCGCCACCAGTCGTATAAATGTTAATAAACACATTGCCTAAATGCTCTATTCTATTATCTGTTCTACCAATAGAGCCTTGCATAGTTGTTCCATTAACAATACTTAGTTTAAGGCAATTTGCTATCGGTTCAAACTCATGTTCATCCAAACCAATAGGCGTGGCGTTTCCCCATGCCGTCACTAAATATTTCTCAATCGACTTTCGTTCTAGTTGAAAAGTCATATAATCATTCCATCATATTTGTGTTGTAGTTCATTCATTGTTATTGCAATCATTCCTTGAGGTGCTTGCTTTGACCAGCCATTTTCTAATTTCATGGCATAAGGCAGATTATTTTGAATATAATATTTTGTTAATCTTTTACGTCCATATATTTTGCGCTGACCATCTGCAATAACATCATTTGCTGTTTTTATTGTTACTTTAGGTAATGTGGTTATATCAGGAACATCTATTGACGTTAAAATATTACTTCTAAAACGACCTGTATCAACAGGAGCCTTTAAGGTTATGCCTGTTAAAGCATCATTCGTTGCGTCAGCAAATACTTCCAAAATATCCTCTTCTTTGCCTTTCCATTCAGCGTCTATTTGCATTATAAAATCTCGTGAACTCATGCTGGTATTTCCAATGCTACAATCATTTGTATAGCCCCAGCCCCGACAATATCTTGCACTTTTTTAACTGTATATGTTTTAGAGCCTAATGTTAAAGTCCATCCTTCAACTGGAACGGATGAAAAACCTTCTAATAACATCATTTGCTCATGCGAACCTAAAACATAATCTGGAAAGATATCATCAGACGGTGTTGAGCTATCAATAACACAGCGTCCTGTTATTGTAGTTGTTGTTGTTGCATACGCTCCTGTATCATAATTATAATTTCCGTTTGAAACATAAGACAAACTAGCAGTCTTAATTGCATCTGTTATTGCTAAAGATACATTATCAAATGCAGTGTCTGCTATTTGCGCTACTGTTGTCACCCTCTCATCACCTTAATTTGTGAACCACCAAACACCACATACGGTGATAATAAACCTTCTACTGCAACAAAACGTGGAGTCTCTCTGAAACTGGCATATTCTGTTTCGGTTTCAACAACACCAGCTTTGCTTTTTGTTCTTCTTGTTGCGCCACCTGTTACAGTTGCTAATAAATCCGTACCGCCATGAACTAGAAAAGCTAATTCAGCTTGTGCATCTTTTATATCTTGTGGAACAGTATCTGGATCAATAGGCCATCCATCAACGAGCAGAGTTGTTAATCTAGGCCATGCCATTGCTTGTGTTTGATATTGAGCATCGCCTACAAAATTATAAACTCTGTTAATATAAACTGCGGCTCGTCTTAATTGATCTTCATGATTGCTTGTATCTCCACCAATATTCCACCCAAAATTATCGGCATAAGCACTATATTCAGCAACAGTTATATACGAATTTGTGGTGCTTCCTCCAACAGTTGTAACAATTGCCATATCTAAATCCTATATTTTATTTCTATTGTTATAATTAAATCGATGAAGGGCTAATAAAGCCCCTCACCATATTATTTAACTATCCCATTAGGATCGCGATTGCATCGCTATTCCATGCTTTATAGCCCCATACACATCCGACTTGGATCATTGCTTTGCTGAAACCTTTATAAACAGAAATTTCAAATACAAGACCAGAATTTGGATCTTGTACAACTAACACATCAACAGCCGCATCACCACCGATTGGTTTTGCTGGTGCTCTCATTGCTAGTTCCATTGCTTTTTGGTGCATTACTATGTTTGCTGTGAAACTGTTACCAATAGTCATTGCGTTATTATTTGCAATTGCTACTTGTAAACCATTATCACCAATAACAATATCACCGGCAACTGCGGTTAGACCTGTATTGACAACATATTTATTTGTCGTATCAGCCGCAAATGTAACAACATCACCAGCAACAATACCAGTTGTATTAACTGTTCCTGTGTCTAATGTGAGTGTTGTTTGTCCAGCCGCTTCGCCAGATCCATTGTTAATTAGATACCCAGTTCCAGCACCTTTTGTATGTGAAACAACTTGAGCAGACTCTCGCATCATTACACCTTGCAAGTCTAATAAAACACCTTGTCGGAGTAATTCGCTACCACCAGCTTGATCAACACGTTGTAGATGTGCCAAGTTTCTCAACTTAGTTGATGCCGCTGTATTCATAACTAACGATGTTCTGTTGTCATTTGTTGGCATACCATTGTCAGCTAAAATTTGACGTGCTTCTGCAACTAAATCAAAGTTTGATGCAAATGGAGTTGTTCCGGCAGTTCCTACAGCTCTTGACGCATTTTGATTTGCTTCAAGTGCAAGGTCGCTTTCGATTTCATTTACTAGAGTTCTCATTGCTTGTGCAATTTGATCCCCATAAACAGTTTCGTAACCAGCACCACCATTAAGAAAACGTACATCTTCTCCTGTGTATGGTATCTGTACACCTCTTTGTTTGGTTAAAGTGAGTGTTTTATTATCCACCGTTTGATCTGTTCCCTCTGGAATAGTCATTGAGGGTGTTATAGTTACTGCTGTTGCTTCGCGTGTTGCGAATGAGCGAACAGTTTGTCCAACTGCGGCTGTCTCAATGCTGTTAGCATTAATAGTCCCTGCTGGAATAAAGCCGACTAGTTCTCGACCTACGATGTCAGCCGCTGTATAAATGTCTGCGGCTAAGTCAGTTAAAACATTTGCCATGTCTTATAGCTCCTTTTAATGAGGTGTTAGCCGTCAAAGACTCTTCCACCATCTTTTGCGAATTGTGACCGTTCATATTGTGACATTGCATCAAATTGTTTACGAGTCACGCTTGATTTATTAGGCGAAGTGCCTTGTGACGCTGGTGGTTTGCCTCCACCCGAAACTCCAGCATCTTTTACAAATAGCTGACCAGTTTCCGACTCTACTAATTCTTTTGCTAAATCGGATATTGTTGCATATCCATTAGCCCCCGAACCAGCTTGGGGATTTGTACTATCTTTTGACATTATACGAACATTTCCATCATCGTCAAATGAAATTCTGTTTTGTGCCATTAAAGTTAAAGGCTCGACACCAGCAATCAACACATTTTGCTCTGCTAATCTTACTTTTAATTCATTAATAGCTGTTTTTTTATTAAGCGAGTGTACTTTTTCATCAGCCGCTTTTATTTTTGCTTCATAACTGTCTTTTATTTCGGTTATAATTCGTTCTTGATCTTCTGATGGTTGTGGTTTGTTCTTTAATAATTCTTCGACAACATCAGGGGACTCACCTAATTGTTGCCAGCGTTCATTACTTTTTCGCCTTCTAACCGCTTCCTCAGTTGCATCAACTAACTTTTGTTTTACTGCATCAAATTCTGATTGAGAAACAACGCCATTAACTTGTAATTTAAACGTGCCGTTATCTTCTTTATATAAAGATTGCACGTTTTCATCCATTCCCTCTAAATTATCTAATGTATATTTTAAAACCATTTGTAT